CGCTGGGATTTGTCTTGGCAGCAATTTCTGCCGATTCAAATTTTTCTATTGTCTTAAAAGTTGCTTCAAAAAAACTTTCTTTAACTACACTCATAAACTCTCCTGTACTGGATATGACTTATTAACATTTAGATTTGCTACTGATCCTATTTGTTCAGTAGTCATTTCAATTTTTCTATGAGCATTGATGCCTTTAGAGATAAACCCTAAGTCATATAACTCTGATACTATCTTGCCAGACCTTGCTCTGCTCCATTTAAGAGCTTTACTTATCTCAGCAAAGGTAGGCGAAAAGTTATGCTTTTCTATATACTTTGTTATAAATTTAAGTGTCTTTAGTTTTGGCTCACTTAAATAAATATATTTATGTCCATTTCCATTCTTCATTATTTATCCTTAAAAAGTTCAGCTACATTGTTTGGTCTGTCAATAAACGACTTATCGTTTTTAAGATCATTCAAATATTTTAATAATTTGTTTAAATACCAATCAGCTTTACCTATATCCATAATACAGGCATCAATTGTTCCATCATGCTTATCACCCATTCTCATTGTGTATTTCATAACTTGGGATCTAAGATAGCCAATCACCTCCATTGGAGATAACTGGCTAGTAATAGCATCATAAGTTTCAATACTTTTTTTATAATGATTTGGATTAATACTTTCAGACATTAAAATGGTGCATCTTCCTTAGCAACAATCTCAGAAATTTTTAAACTAATATCTGGTTGTCCCTCTTTTGTTTTTTCTGTATTTANCCATGCAGCTAAATTCATTTTCTTNCCACCAACAGTTATATTGCCATTGTAGTGTGGGTATTTTTTACCAGCTACATCTGAATCTCTTGCTTGTCTTTTCCAAAGTGCTGCTGAATTATCGTAATCACTCATATTATTGTTTCCTATTAGTTATTTGTTTTTGAAGTGAAATGTACGCAGTATCAATTCTTTGTTGTTGAATTAAATCTGTGTAGATTGTTTGAAGCTCTGATATATATTCCTTACGCAAAGGATTTAAATTTTGTTCAAATTTACCAACTGATACAGAATGAGTTGCAGTTTTCTTTAATACTTCTATCCAATCATTTGCCATTTGTTCTATATTTACTTTTTTTTTAGGTACTAATTTAACAATTGGTTTTGGTGTTTCTTTTTTTTGTGGTTTTAAAAACTGTTCCATCTCCTCAGCAGTTGCTAACTCATCACCAAAGAAACCTAATATTGATAGACCTCTACCAATAGAAACTGTTTGTTGTTTTTCAAATTCTTTGTCAGCATTTTTCATTTGCTTAGACTCTCCAACACTTACTAACTTGTCATCTATATAAATGTTTGCTCTAAACTTATGAGAGCCATTGGCTAGTTCTGTGCTGTCAGTTTGTATAGACATTCTTTCACCAAAAAAATCTCTAACAAATTTAATTCTATATGGAACAGTAAGGTACTTTCCTTTTGCTCCTAAGTTTGCATAGTCTTTATCATCTATGCTTTCTCTAAATTTCTTTATTGCTTCTGCTAATCCATTTTTCATAGTTCTCCTTGATCTCTCATTCTTTTGGTTGGGTTATTTATTCTTTCTATTAGTTCATTTATTTTTTTATCTTTGTCCTGGATCTCTACTCTAAGCTGACCATTCTTTTTTTGATGAGCTTCATTAATAACTTCTAAATCTCTAACTCTATCTCTCAAAGGTTTTATAATTCCCATATCACTCATAATGTTTTAACAACCTATCAATTTGTTCTTGTGCAACTCCTGTCCACCAAAATGATTTTTTTTTAATGTCAGAAAAATCAGGACAACATAACCAAGCTAATTTATCTAAATCACCATCAGCTAATTCTAATTTTTTCTCCCATGCGATCTCATAGATCATCAATTCTTTAAGAGCTTTGTCTAAATTTTCTTGTTTTAAATCCTCACAATTTTCTTGTGTAAATAATTTACGATCACAATTACTTGCATAACTAAGAAATGGTTTAAGACCTAAAGATTTTTGGTATAGAGAAATTTGTTGAACATCAGAATAAAAAGGTCTGTCAGGACACTTAACATTTGTATAAGTCCAACCTTTAGTTTTTGTTAAACTAACAGTACCAAACTTATTTTTTAAATCTCCAAATAAATCTTGACCAACTAAATCTATATACATCAACCAATATGTATTTACTGGTGGAGTCCATAACACTTGCTCAATCTCATCTTGCCAATCCTGGTTATCTAATTCAGCAATATTATCTAAATGATTTTGTGCAGTTTCTTTAGCTGCCTTAACTATAAATTCAAATTTCTTTTTATCCTTTTCATCATTAGGCTCATAGTTATCTATTTTAGTTTGTATTAATTCTGATTTAATAACTTCATCTAAACTTAATTTTTTAGTTAAACTTTCTTGAACAATCATGTGTATTAAAGTTCCACCGATAAAACTTGCGTTAGATATTTCTGAATTTTCTTTTGGGGTAAGGATATGTTTTTTAAAAAATCTTATTGTATGTGGCAGACAAGCTGTTGATTTGGAAGTGTGCTTTAATCCAAACTTTGTATAACTATCACCAATTACATTTATATGATTTGTCATATAAACAAATCAATAATGTAAAGTTAATCTGAAGTCAACTAAATTAATCTGGTGTTAAATGTTATAAATGTTAGGATAATAAGAGGCTTCTACCTCAGCAGACCAAGATAATTGGATATTTTCTGCCAATTTACCTATTGTTTTTGCTGTTGATTGGGATTTATCTAAAATATTATATTTACCATTTGATTGTGGATCTAAAAATCCAAACCAAATAACTTTTGTTTTTTTATCTTGGCAAATTGCAGTACGATTATTTGCATTACGATTAATATTTTTTGTGGGTTGAAACAACATCATTAATCCTCTTTTATGTTCTGTCTGACATTCAATAGCTTGAAAAGAAGCATATTTAGGGTGTATATTTATTTTATGACAATCTTTAATTTTGTGTAATCCTACTTGTCCATTACCAAAAAGCTCACCTATACAATCTATTTGAACATTCTCACCCATAAAAAATTGAGGTGAAATTGAAACATTAGAAGTGTTAAAATTATTAACCCATGTACTAAGATCATAAGCTAAATCATTTATAGTATAATAGTGTGGTGCATTTTTTTTTGGATTTAAAATTTTTGAAATTTGAGCTAATTTATTTTTTTGTTCTTTTGGTGAATAAGTATCTCTAACAAAATCTATAATTTTTTTATTATATTTTTTTAAGATTATATCTAATGATTCTTTTCTAAAACTAAATTCTTTTGGTAGCAAATTATTTCTTTTCATATACTCTTTCACAAACTTATCATTATAACCAGATTTTAAAGAGTATTCTAACAGTTTTTTATTTAATGTGTTATTCATTTGTTGTCAGATTATTAACATTTATACCAAGCATAGCAAGAAAAAAATAACACCAAATTAAATTAATTTCTTTGGAATTTTATAGGTTGCTTTACTAATAAAATTGTGCATAGTTTTTGTTGATTTGCCTCACTAACAAATCCTCAATTTATGAAGATATTAGTTTTAATTTTTGGGGTAATGTCTAGTGATGGTCATTTAGAGCTTATAAAAATACCTATTTCTAAGCAAATTAAAGATATTTCTTGCGAAAAAGCAATAGAAAATAACAGAAAATGGGAGTTAAACCCTAAATATATTGAGGGAAATAACGAAGTTTGGGGTTATTACACCTATAAAGATAGACCTATAATGCTCCAATACTGCTCTGAGAGGGGTGATGATGGAGAATAATAGCATAACCCTTGATCTGTATGAAATGCAATCAGCAGCACATCTTGGAATTTTGCGTTGTTTAGAATCAGAAAAATACCAGGAAAAATGGGGTTATAACTATAAGGGATCTTTAAACGATCAAATGGCTAAGTCCATATCTGGTGCTATGGGTGAGGTTGCACTTGCTAAATTTTTAAAAATAAAATTTGAGTATCATTGTAATGTTGGTGGTGTTCCTGATTTAATTTTTAAAGATTTAAGATTACAAATTAGAACACAAATTCCTAAAAATAATAATTCTTTAATTATAAGACCTAAAGCTAAACCTAATGAATTTTATATTTTAGTAATTGATGAAGCTCCAGATTTTAAAATTTTAGGATTTGTTAATTCAACTTATGTTTTAGGACAGGATAGATTTAAGACAGATTTTGGTCTTGCCAGACCTCCTTGTTATTCTATTCCACCAGATAAGCTAACACCAATTAATTTATTAAAGGATAGTTCTTGGAATTAGATATGTATGGTGATCCTAAAAAAAAATGTTGTGCTTGTGATAAGGGAGCAGATTTAAGAGAGGGTACAAAATATTTCTGCTGCGATCATTACGCAACAAATATTTTAGGTAAGACTATGGAGCAAATTGAAAAGGAATTGATTGAAATAAAATGAAATATTTTGAGAAGATAGATAAGGACTTACTTAATAATAGAGCTTTAAACTCACATGAGAAGTTAATCTATATTATCTGTAAGTCTTTTGAAAATGCACCTAATAAGTGTAGGATCTCTCATAAGTATTTAATGATAAGAACAGGCATTAAAACTAAGGCTACCCTTATAAGGTATCTTGACCGACTTACTCTCTTTGGACTACTTGCTAGAAAACAAATTGATAATGGTACTTGCCATTATGTTTTTGATAAACCTACTATGCAAGAATACATCTTACATAATACCAATAAGAGAAGAAAAATATCCTTGTCTAAAAATAGACACAATCGCAACTTGAACGCAGCTTTAAGTTCTCCCAATGTTATTAACATGGGTAAGGTTATTAAGTGATTATACAATTTTGGAGGTATCAAAAACTTGAATTGGAGGTATTGAAAACGATACTTAATATAGACCTAATATATATATCTATATACGACTTTAT